GAAAGTAATGCCTATGTTGAGAATTTAAACTTATTCAGAGTAACAATGAGGGATGCTTCTGATGAAGCGTTGGCGTTTGCTGAACGAGTGCATGACGCTTTTGGAATAGACCCTTCCGAATGGATGCGTTTTCAAGCAGTATTCCAAAACATGTTGACAGGTTTTGGGGTTATGAATGATACGGCCAGTGTAATGTCAAGAAACCTCACTCAATTAGGCTATGATTTAGCTACAATATTCAATGTTGATTATTCAGTAGCTATGAGAAAATTAGAAAGTGCTATAGCGGGACAACCACGACCTATGAGGGAGTGGGGTTTTGACATGTCCGAAAGTACACTGAAATTAGTTGCTTTGAATAATGGTATTCAACAAAATGTTGAAACAATGACACAGTACGAAAAATCTCAATTAAGATATATTCAGCTTATGCAAACAGCAGAAAAACAAGGTATATTAGGAAACTTTGCAAGGGAAATTCATACTCCTGCTAATGCTTTCCGTATTCTTAATCAACAGTTAGTACAATTCAAACGTGCATTAGGTAATATGGTAATTCCAATCTTGATGAAGATTTTACCTTACCTACAAGCGTTTGTAGTGGTATTAACTGATATTGCTAGGGCGTTGGCTAATCTATTAGGGTTCACCTTACCTATAATTGATTATTCGGGAATAGGTGATAATTTTGGTACTATAGGAGATGAAGCAGACGAGGCTAACGATTCAGTAAGCAAATTAAAGAAATCGCTAATGGGCTTTGATGAACTTAATATTCTATCTCGATCTAGTGGAACAGGTGGTATAGGTGGGATAGGGAGTGGTTTTGAAATCGACCCTAGCTTATACGATTATGATTTCCTAGGGAAAATGAGAAACCAGGTCAACGACCTTGTTGACGCTTTCTATGAGAAAATTCAACCTGTAATGCAATATATAAAAGACAATTTTAACCACATAAAAGATATCGCCTCATCCATAGGGGCAGGTTTGCTAACATGGAAATTTGCCAAAGGTGTAGAGTGGCTATTTGGTCTATTTCAAAATGAAATGTCTCCTACACTAGGTATAGCTCTAATAATAGGTGGAGTCACATTGGCAGTGTCTGGACTATCAAATATAGTGTCTGGTTCAGCAGATGTTATAGATTATGTAAAAACAGCAGTAGGTTCTGCTTTGGGTATAGCGACTTCATTTATAACGCTTGGTACAGGCCCTGCTGGATGGGCTATGGCGATTGCTACCACTGTAGTCATAACTGTAGAAGGGGCTAAATTAGGCGTTGAGAAATCAATAGGCGAACTTATAGACACCGTCCTAGGAACAGGCGATACATCAATAGTCGATATTTCAAATGCTTTTTCCGAGGCTATGGAAAAAATATGGGCCAGCTTTGACCCTGTTATCGAAAGTGGGCAACAGATAAAAGAACACGCAAAAAACATTGAGACTTCCAAAGACAACATTCAAGCGCTCTTTAATGTAATAAATTCCGGTGCTGGTGATAGTGTTAAGAATTTAGATAAAATCGCCGTTGCTATGGGGGATATCCTTAATGAAACTCAATTATTAAGAGACAAAGCCTATGGTAATATCATTCACGCATTATCTACTTCCTTTGTGAATGTAGAGAAAACGGTCGGTGAATCTGCTGAAAACATTATTAGAGATATCCTACTTATCAAGAACGAAGGAGACGAAAGATTAACCGAGGCTCAAGTAGCTATAAGGAATTATCAAAGGGCTTGGCAAGAGGGTAGCCTATCTACCAACGAGTATATTGACAGCGTAATGAAGAAATACGATGAACTATATGGGACAACCACTATCCTAGATGATGTTAGATTATCATTCGAGGAAGTAATGTATACCCTCAAAAATATAAACTGGGAAGATGAGGCTGACAGGTCTAAAGCGATTGAACAGATTGCAAGGAGTGCCAAAAATGCTAGTGAAAAAACCGATGAATACTTTGACGCTATATCAGATAGCGTCAAGTACCTGCTAGAAGATATAACCGACCCCGTACTCCGTCAAAAAATGACCGAGGCGTTTGTGGTGCTCAATGATGCAAATCGTAAAGAAGCCGAGGGAGAAATAATACGTAACCTAGAGTTGTTACACGGAGCGATTAATTTAGATTTAGCCAAACGTATAGCAGGTATAGGTTATGTTGCTGAAAAGGAATGGGAAGAAGCCGGTATCTTAGGAGGATTATTGCGTTATAGTGCAGCAGTACCTGAAACATTCAAACAATTTGAAAGTGATGTAATCGCTCCCCTTGAAACCGAATTACAGGATGCCTTTAAAGAGTTTGGCTACACAGGAGAAGTCAACCTAAGAGGTTCCATAGATTATATGTTTGAAGAAGGGTTTATATTCCCTAAGTGGTTCAATATCAACACGTTCACAGGGGATCTTGATAGTGTGTTAAAGGAAATCGTTAAAGAAGCTGAGAAGAAAGTCAACAAAAACCCATTGAATATAGATATAAAAGCCAAAATCAACATACCCAAGCTCGAAGCGAACACAAGCGCATTGATTGCAACACAGAAAGGTATGAGAATGGCGGGATATTCAGACGGCGGTTTTCCTCCCGAGGGACAAATATTCATGGCTAGGGAGAATGGGCCCGAGCTAGTAGGAAATATAGGAAGAAAAACAGCAGTAGTCAACAATCCCCAAATTGTAGAATCTGTATCAGCAGGTGTAGCTAAGGCAGTGAGCAGTGTTCTCGGCAGGTCTAGCGGAGAATCGGGAGATATAGTTATCCAAGTTAATGAAATGGAACTAGGCAGAATAAGTAGGTCGGCCATTAACAAATACAACAAAGTAACAGGCAGTATGGCGCTTGAACTGTAAGGGGGCGGAGATATGATATTAAAAATAAATGGTGTGGCCATAAAAGACCCTAAAGAATTTTCAGTAGACATAATGGACTTAGATAGCGAAGATGCCACTCGTAACGCACAAGGCGACTTAATAAGGGATAGAATCGCTGTTAAGAGAAAGTTATTTTGCCAATGGCCTCCCTTAAAAGACTCAGAAATATCCACTCTATTACAGGCTGTTAAAAACCCATTCTTTACAGTAGAGTATCCCGACCCAATGGAAGGAGAAAGAGTAACAAAAACATTTTATGTAAGCAATCGAACTGTCCCTATGTATCGTTATGACTCAGCAAAAGGAACGTATCTTTGGGAAAGCCTTGGTATGAATTTTATAGAAAGGTAGGGGAAGAGAGTGCAAAACGTAAGTGAAGAATTTAAACAAGCAATAAGTCAACCATCAAGAGAAATCGAAAGTCGCATAACCTTCCCCGACCTTGTTCTGGACGATTACCAAGTACGGTCAATAAACCTAAATAGTCTATTGGTAGGCAGTGATGATTTTGAGATAGGTACAGCTCCGATGGACATGGTTAAGGTGGAGCTAGCTGAAGATATAGGCGATGAGTGGGGGAGGAATTTACTAGAAGGAAATTGGGATTTAACATGGGAAGATTCCCGCCCAGATTATCAATATCTTTTGCGACCACAAATTCAATCAATCACTGATAAGGTTAGTATAGGAGATACATTAACCTTTTCTTTTGATGTAGAAGCAGAAGCAGATACATCATTAAGAGTTTATGATTCAAATGGGCATCCTGGAATTAGTTTTGGTAGTCAAAGCATAAATGTTAAACAAGGTAAACAAAGAGTATCCTTTACAAAAACTCTTGTTGCAGGAAGCAAAAATACGGAAACATGGTACATGGATGTCTACAACAATAATAACGGTGTAAAGTTTTCCATTAGCAAAATTAAAATTGAAAAAGGCTCCATCGCTACCCCATGGACACCTGCTCCCGAGGACTATGCAAATTATGACTACGAGAATAAGGAATGTGAAATTGAATTAGGTTTAACCCTTCCCGATGAATCAGTAGAATATGTATCCATAGGAAAGTTTACAGTCGAAAACGCAGTCCGTAAAAACAATACTATAACACTAGATTGTGTTGACCGTATGTATAAAGCTGAAAAGGATTATATAAGCGACCTAGAATACCCTGCTACGCTCCTAGACATTCTGCAATCGGCTTGTGACCAAGCGGGGATAGAGCTTGCTACTACTACCTTTGCTAATAGCGATTATATCGTGCCTAACGAGCCCGTATACGAAGATGTGACATGTCGCAAGGTATTTGCTCAAGTAGCCGAGTTGGCAGGCGGATACGCTAAAATAAACCGCCTAGGGCAGTTAGAGATAGTGACCCTAGGCAATGAATCAGTTAGAGATATTACTAAGGACCATTATTTTGACCTAAAAATAAATGAGGTCGCCGAGGCAAGCATAGACAAGGTAATTGTAAAGGTTGGGGAGGAAACAGCAACCAAGGGCGATGGAGAGAACATATATACCATAGTGGATAATATGTTTGTCCAAAACCCTAACAATGTAGTAGGACCTCTTTATAATGTATTAAAAAATGTATCTTATACAGCTTGTACCCTTAAATGGCAAGGCGATTTCAGCCTGGATTTAGGCGATAAGATTACCATCGATGGACACGATAGCTATATCTTAGATAGGAGTCTTAAATACACAGGGGGGCTAAGGGAGACCTACCGAGCCCCTGCTAAATCAAACATTGAAAAGGAGTCTACAGGAAAGAGGTCGCTCACGCTGGAAATGGCTAATTATAAGTCGGAGCTAAGGATAGTAAAGGAAGGCCTATCTTACAATATCGAAAAAGTAGAAGAGGTGGAGGGTGATTTAGGCGACCTAGCGGACCGACTCGAAGAGGCAGAGCTTAAAATAGAGCCGAATGCTATAGTACAGACGGTGAGAAGCTCCACAGCCTACACAAACGATTTAAGTGGTAAGGTAGATAGCAATGAAATAATATCCTCTATCAATCAGACAGCCGAGCAAATAAAAATACAGGCAAATAAAATTGAGCTAGAAGGGCTAGTCACTGCTAATAGCAATTTTAAAGTGCTGACAGATGGCAGTATCGAGGCTAAAAATGCCGACATAGCAGGTAACATCACAGCTGAATCTGGCACTATAGGTGGTTTTACCATTGAGAGTAATTATCTAACAGCAGGAACGGGTAATAGCAAAGTATGGCTAGGGACAGGAGATAATTACTTTTTATACGCTGGGGATAGTAGTCCTGGAATGGCTCCTTTTAGTGTGACTAGAGATGGCTTTTTATGGGCTGTCGATGCTGTTATAGGTGGCTCAATCTCAGCCACAAGTGGCAATATAGGTGGGTGGGAGATTAGTGGTACTGACTTGTATGCTCTGGGCTCAGATGGTAGCCTCGTTGTCATCGCTCCACCCGGTAGTAGCTACCCACGCATATTGGAAGTGCTCGACTCTACTATGGCATGGAAAGTCCGAATCACAAAAGCCGGTGTATTGCAAGCACGGGGAGCTGAAATAACAGGTAACATCACAGCTGAATCTGGCACTATAGGTGGTTTTACCATCGGGAGTAGTCAGCTAACAGCAGGAACAGGTAGTAATAGAGTATGGGTAGGGACAGCAAGTGGTTACTTTTTATTTGCTGGGTCTAGTAGTGCTGTAGCTGCTCCTTTTAGTGTAACTAGAGATGGCTCATTACGTGCTAGAAACGCAGATATATCTGGCTCAATATCAAGCTCTACCATAACAAGCTCTACCATCACAGGCACTACCATAACAGGTGGAACAATCCGAACGTCGTCTGGTGGCGACAGAATACAGCTATCAGACAACATGCTGAGGGCGTATGAGAGTGGTACGGAAAGAGTAAGGCTTGATACTAATGCTTTAAGATTTTATGACAGTAATGGTACGTCAGGAGGATATGTTTCAACATTCGCTGGCTACCTCGCTATTAGTGCAGAAGATATGATTTGGTGTGCCCAAAATACTCGGGTAAAAGGATGGCTCCATCCAGATACTAACAACACCTATGACATTGGCAATGCAAACTATAGGTGGAGCAAGATATATTTAATGAATAACCCTGATGTGATTTCTGATATTAGGCTAAAGTCTAGTGTACAAAATATACCAAACGAACTGATAGGAGGACTAAAAGAAATTAAGCCGAAGATGTACCAGCAAAATGACAAATGGCATTTTGGGTATATCGCACAGGATGTGGAAAGAGCCTTATATAGGTATGCTCTTAAAACGGTAGGCTGGGATAAGGCTAAAGATTATGTAAGAGAATTTGAAATGCTATATAAAGATGAATCCTACTTATCCTTGGTGTATGCTGAAATAGCAGTATTAAAAGAGGCAGAATTGCAAGCTAGGATAGATGAGCTAGAGGCAAGATTGCTAGCCTTGGAGCAAGCCTGCTAAAGTGTGTAAAATTAATAATACAAATATAGGAGGTAGAAGGATGACTATTGATGTAAATCGGGTATTAGACAAGATGGCTTCCAGAATTGCCCTACTCCATCGGGAGATGGCCATAATAGAAGCCGAAAGAGACGCCTTAGCAGAAAAGGTAAAAAGTCTTGAGGCAGAAAAAAAGAAACCACCAGCATCTGAAGCACCTTAAAGGGCAGCCTTTAAATACACACAAAGGAGAGTGAAACGATGAGTTTTGCTGACCTACTATCTATCATACAAACAGTATCGATTGTAATTGGTATATTGGTAGCAGTATACAAGCTGAAAGACAGGGGAGAAGATAAAGCTGGCGTGATTGTCGAAATGAGGACTGATATAAGGTATATAAAGGACACGGTCAGCAAACTGGAAAGCATACCATCTAAAATGGTTGAAGTGGAATTATCACTAAAAAATGCACACGAGAAAATTAACGGACACTTGAAAGACCATAGAGAAGGGAGAGTGTAATATGAATAGCCCTTTAGTGGATTATATTAAAATATCTCCTAATAGCACTAATCCTCGCAAAGATAAGATTAGGAAAATCACCATACACCACGCAGCAGGAGTGGCATCGGTGGAAACCCTAGGTAATATATTTGCCCCTAAATCAAAACAATCTAGTGCTAATTATGGAATTGGATCTGACGGAAGAATAGGCATGTATGTTGAGGAAAAAAATCGTGCTTGGACAAGTGGTAATAAGGAAAACGACCATCAAGCCATTACCATTGAAGTATCTAACAGCAAAAGTGGTAACCCTTGGCCTGTAAGCGATAATGTGCTTAATAAATTAATTGACCTATGTGTAGATATCTGCCGAAGAAACAACATAGATGAGTTAATTTATACAGGTGATAAAAACGGAAATTTAACTAGGCACAACATGTTTCAAGCAACCACATGTCCAGGACCTTATCTACAAAGTAAATTTCCTTATATCGCAGAAGAAGTTAATAAAAGATTGAAGGAAGGTGAGGATGTGTTAAACAGAACCCTTAAACACGGAATGAAAGGAGAAGATGTAGGGATAGTTCAGAAACTCCTTAAAAACCTAGGCTACTACAATGGCCCTATCGACAATTCATTTGGCCCAGGCCAAGGATTTTTAAAGGCGGTTAAGGCCTTCCAGGAAGATAATGGATTGGAGCCAGATGGTAGCATAGGGCCTAAGACCAGAGATGTAATTATTGATATTATGCTGAATCCAAAGGCTGATACTAAGAAGGTAAAAGAACTAGAAGCGGAGATTAAAAGATACAAAAGCATCATAGCTAAAATCGAAAATTATATAAAGGAAGGTGTTAAGGATGTCTAGAATTAAAAAGTGGCTAAAAGCAGCAGCTGTAAGGGCTATTAAGACAATAGCTCAAACAGCGGTAGCAACCATTGGTACAAGTGCGGTATTAGCAGAAGTGGACTGGGTGGTGGTGGCCAGCGCATCTATACTAGCTGGCGTGCTATCTCTTTTGACCTCTATAGCTGGACTGCCCGAAGTTGAAGAATAATTAATATCCCCCTCTCATACTGCCCTAGGCTTATAGCCTGGGGCTTATTTTTTGTGCAAAAGTACCAAAAAGTTTGTGCATAAAAGTGTTGACACATATGATATCATCATGCTATAATAGCATTACAAGAGGATAACAAAAATAAGGGAGGAATAAAAATGAAAAAAACAAAGTTTTACCCAGGTTTGACGTCTACAGTTGAGATGAAAAAAATGAAACTTGGATTGTGCGAAGGCAGACACCCAATCGAAGGAATAGAAGGCTATGTATTTACTTCTACTCTCAATCCCACAGATATACATGGTATGTCTCAAGTGTGCCACAATAAGCTAAAGTATTGCAACGGTTTAGACCTTTATGTTACAGGGTTGACCGTAGCACTAGTTACAGTTATCAATTACTGTTGCCACAATCATATCCCGCTAACGCTTTGGCACTTTGATAGGGATACCGGCGACTACTATCCCCAGGAAGTTGCAACCCGGGTTGATTTTGACCTGTTGCAGGAAGCGGGATACTAT